ACTCTTTCCCTACACGACGCTCTTCCGATCTCACCACGGTCGCTGCTTTCCGGTTGACGGCGGAGAGCTTCTTCATGTCCGCGCCGGACTTCTTCAGCGTCCGGCGGAGCATCTTCGCTCCCTCGACCCGGATCACCGGGCCACCGCGTGCCATGACTATCCCGCCGGGACGGAGCCGCCGTCGGCCAGCGTGAGGGTCGGCACGCCGACAACGGCCCACTCGAATTCCGACTTGCCGCGCTTGCCGACGTCGCCGCCGAGATTCAGCGGGTCGATGATCACCTTTCCGGTGACCTTCGTCGTCGCGTCGGAGTTGTCCGGGGTGAAGCTGAACGGGACTTCGGCGCCCTTGTTCTTCCACGTGAAGTCGATAACGCCGTCCGTTTCCAGATCCTGGGCGACGGTGCCGGTGAGCTTGGCGGAGTAGGTGCGATCACCGGAGAGGACGCCACCGCACAGCGTGGGCTCGTCATCCTCGGCGTCGGCCTCCCACGCGATGGTGAAGGACGTCAGCTGGCAGGACATGTCGAGCGGCGCGCCGACCTCGCCGACGGTGAAGGTGCCGGGGCCGACGACGTAGGGGCGGCGCTTGGGGGTGGTGGGGGAAGTCATGGTGTGCTCCTACACGGTGAGGGGGATGGTGAAGCGGAGAGCAGGCAGCGGGCCGCCATGGTCGGGCAGGGAGACCGTGTCGGGCCGGGCCTGGGAGACGCCGGGGATGTGCTCGGCGATGGTGGTGAGCATGTCGACGAGTACGTCCATCGCGCGGGGCATTCCGACGTCGGGGGCGACGAGGACGACAAGGCCATCGGCTTCGGTGATGCCGGCCAGCGTCACGTCGATGGTGTCGAGGGAAAGCCATGCTGCCGGCGGGTTGACGTCGCGGGGGTCGATGGCGGCGCGGATGCCGATCGACGCGAGCACGTCGGCGAGGTTGGTGAGAGTGTCACTGACTACGGACATGGCACTCACCCGACCCTCGGCGGCGTCCACTCGGACAGCCCCAGCAGCATGGCGATATCGGGGTCACGTCGGCTGACGTAGACCGGCCCCATTTCGTTGAAACTCTCCACGCCGCCCGGGGAGTTGCGGCGCCGATGCAGCCTCGCGGCGAGCATGATGGCGCCCTCGGTGACGTTGGCCGGCCACGTGGTGACGTCCTCGATGCCGAACCAGGCGGACAGCATGGTCTCGACGGCGGCGACGGTCCCGGTCAGTTCGTCCCGCTCGGGGTCGTGCTCGGGGATGCGCAGTCGCTCGGCGACGGCAACGAGGATGGTCATTTACGCCCCCGCCGGGGCGGTGCCGAACTCGATCTTGCGCAGCGCTTCGGGCCGGTTGAGCAGCATCGCGGTGTAGCCGAACAGCGCGGCGTCGAAACCGCCCTTGGCGATGTGCTCGGCCTGGGCGCGCAGCGGCGATCCGCCGAGTTCGAAGAACGTCGCGGCGGGCTTCGCGCCGACGATGACGGATCCGGCGGGCACGAACTCGGACGTGACCCACTTGGACGGGTCCGACACCGGGGTCAGGTCCATCCATCGCGGGGCGTCGAGCTGGGACATGGCCAGGATTGAGGTCAAGTCGGCGGGGTTGATCAGCGCGAAGGACGCCGGGGTGTGGACGTCCTCGTCGATCTCGATGGCCGCGGTGGCCACGGCGCGAATTAGGTCGGGCTGCCGGGCGGTGATCGCCGTGGCGTTGGTGACCAGGAAGTTCCCGGCCTCCTTGTCCGTCTCGTAGGCGTAGGACTCGGCCATCGCGGCCCAGTAGGCGGCCAGGAACTCCGAGTCGTTGAAGTCGAGGAACTTCCGGTCGAGGTCGTTGCCACCGGCCCAGCGCTGGGCGGCGACCTCGATGGCCTCGACGGCGGCGGCGGTGGAGGGGATGTCGGTCTTGTCGCCCGCCCACTTGGCCACGGTGGGCTTCGTGGTCCAGCGGTAGCCGACGGCCTTCATGCCGCGCAGCGGCGCGTTGGTGATCAGCGGGACGATGCGCCGCTGGTAGACCACGCCGTCCCACAGGCGGCCCAGCCAATCGGGGGCGTTGATGCCGATGGTCGAGGAGTTGGTGATGTCGACCAGGGCGGCGTGGGCTTCGTCGCCGGAGAGTGCTCCGTTGCGGACGCCGAGGACGATCTCGGCGATCTCCGAGGCGGTGGTCACGGTGCCGGCCGGGGTCGGCGTGTTGCCGAGTCCGGTGGGCACGGTGGCTTCGCGGGGCGCGGTGGTCTCGGGGGCCGTCTCGGCGGTGCCGGCGGGAGTGGAGTCGGTGGGCATGGTGTCGTCCTCCTGGTCGCCGGTCTCGTCGGCGGGGTCGGGGTCGGTGGTTTCGGGATCAGTGTCCGGGGTGGTGGGGACGTCGGACGATTCTTCGTCGTGCTCGGCTGCCTGCACGCTGTCGACCAGGGCCGACGCGAAGGCGGGGAAGGGCACGAGCGCGACGCCGCGCAGCAGGCTGTCCTGCACGTCGGGGCCGCGGCGGGAGAGCTGGGCGACCTCGACGGAGAAGCTGTCGCGGACCTTCTCGGATGCCTCGACCAGGGCGCGGTCGCCGTCGGGGGTCGGGGCGATGGCAAACGTGGCGTAGAGGCCATCGTCGCGGTTCTCCCACGCGGTCATCACGCCGACGGGAACGCCGGCGGGGGAGTGGTCGCGGAGCAGCTTCACGCGGGACATGTCGGTGGGGATGCGGATGGCCGGCGGGGTGAAGCGCAGGCCGCCGGCGGAGGTGGCGCCCTCTTCCTTCCACGGCAGGATTCGGCCGGAGATGGTGCGTTCGGCGGCGGCGACGGTGAGGGCTTCACCCGTGGCCAGTTTCGTCACAGTGACGTTATTCGGCGCGGTGTCGTCCATGGTATTCCTCCATTTCGGGGATGGTCATCGGGTCGGCGGCCAGCCACGGGAACCAGCGGTCCATCCAGGCGTCGACCTCGGGGATGGCGAAGATGCGGGTGGATGCCGCGACGATGGCGAGCACGCTGGCGACGGCGGGGATGGTGTCGACGCCGAGTTCGCGGGCGATGTCAGGCAGCAGGGGGACGAGACCGGCGGTGGCGGCCAGGACGGTGCGCACGGTAGTCCGCCAGGGACGCCGGACCTGTGACGGTGCTTCGCGGGGCAGTTGCGGCATTCGCGTTCTTCCTTTCGTTGATCGTGCGGGCGGATGCGGCGATCCACCCGGCGAGAGCGATCACGACGAGGATCACGCCCGAGATGATGCCGGCGATGTAGATCAGGGCCATTGCGATCACTTCTCCGGTTCCTTGAATCCGTCGATGCCGAGCTTTTCGCCGATGGCGGCCAGCGCGTCGACTGGGGTTCGCCCGCCGAGTTGCGGCCACCCGTTGAACTCGCCCGGGGCGCCGGGGCCGGCAAGCTGCTCGTAGATCAGCTGCTCGCGGTCGATCTGCGGCGGCGCTTCGGGCTTGGGCTTCGGGATGACCGGGGCAGCGTCGGCGTCGTTGATGATGTCGCGGGCGCGGTCGATGATGACGTCGAACGGGAACCCGGGGCCCGGATCCCAGTGCGTCGTGATGCCCCACGCGTCGCGGGCGTCGGCGTGGCCACAGACGCCGCGCTTGCCGGCGCGCAGGTCCGCGCCGGTGATCTTGACCAGGGGGATGCGGTGCTTGCGGGACCACTCGGCCACGGTCGTGGCCACGGCGTCGAGCAGCTTCGGCTGGGCGAGCCACTGGGCGCGGGTGGACTTCGCCCACGCCACGCACGAGACGTGCAGCAGCACGTCATTGCCTCGGTTCGCGGTGCTCCACGTCGTCCAGTCGTCCGTGTTGGCCAGCAGCGTGCGACCGGCGGCGTCGATGATGCGGTGGTAGCTGCCGGTGCGGGAGGTGAGCTGGTAGCGGGCGATGTTCTCGGCGGGGACGCCGAAGTCGTTTTCGGTCGTGTGGATGCAGATGCCCTGGATCGGGCCGGAGCGCGGGCCGCCCATGTCGAACTTCTGGTGCCAGTCGACGTCAATTCGTGCGGTCATTGGGGATTCCTTCGGTGTCGTCGGGGACATTGACGTCGGGCAACGTCATGGAGGTTAGGCCGGTCACGTCGAACTCGACCGCGCTTCCCCGGGGGACGAGGTCGTCCATTCCCAGGCGGGCGACGATGGCGCCCATCAGCGGTGCGAGAGCGAAGTCGACCAGCTCCGTGTTGCGAGCCTGGAAGTTCTGGTACGTCATGCTCGCGTGCGGGAGCTGGGCGTCGAGCATTTGCGAGGGGATGCCCATCACGCGGCCGATGTCGACGGCAGCCGCGTTGCGGCCGTCGACGAGCAGGTGCGCGTCGAAGCTGCCGTGCTCTTTGACCTCGATGGTCTGGTTCGAGTACGCCACGCCGCCGTTCATGCCGCGGCGCGCTTCCGCCCACTTCGTGACCAACGCGTCGATCTGGTCGTTGGTCATCGGCGGGCCACCGGTCTGATGGAGTTCGATGTTCGCGGTCGGCGTCTTGGCGGCGCGTGAGGCGGCGGCGTTGAGGTCGGCGGCGTGGCGAATGGCGTCGGCCCCGGTGATCAACACGCCCTCGTCGAGCGACGGAATCAGGGCCACCTCGTCGGCGGCGACGGGGCGGCCGTCGTAGAGCACGCGGCCGTTGTCGTCGGTGGACCACAGCTCGAAGGGCACGCGGTCGGCGGCGATGACTCGGCCGTCGACGTCACGGGCCAGCGCCCACAGGGACCAGCCATGGAACAGCAGATCATCGACGGTCCACACCATGCGGTGGAACGGTGAGACCGGGCCGTCCGTCCGCGACAGCCACGTCGGCTGTCGATCGATGCGCTCGCCGGCGGTGGTGACGTAGAGCGGGAGCCGGGCGATGGTGCCGACGATCAGCCGGCGGGCGCGGGCGACGGCCGGCACGCGCATGGCGTAGGCGCGAGTGACGGCCCCGGTGGCCAGCCGGTCGTCGACGGTGATGGGCAGCAGGTGGTTCGGTGATGCCCACGGCGACTCGAACGCCATGCCCGTGCCTGACGCCATGGACGGCAGTGCCAGAGCGTCGCGGATAGTGGCGAGGATTCCCATACGGGCATTCACTCACGAGGTGAGGACGCCTCACGAATGGCGGCGTGACGAGCTGTGTTGCGGGCCCGGCGCCCGGCGTGGACGTCGCCATGCCAGCACTTCAGGTGACGTGCGCCCGCGTACCAGGCGCGTTCGAGTGACGTTTCGACGGTGCGCCATCCGCATTCGCAGACGACAACGTGCGTCAGGGGACCGGAATCGACGGTGAGCGTCATGAGGGAATCCAGATCATCGGGGCGGGCGCGGATTCGCCGCCGTGGTAGAGCGCACGGACGGCCAGGGACGCAGCCTCGATGCGCGGGATGGGCACGTTGGACCTACGCCGTGCCCAGGCGGTGCCGGTGTCGCCCATGGTGCGGGTGGCAGCGCCGCGCAGTTCGGCGGCAACGGCGTCGTCGGTGCGGAACCGCACGGTTGGGGCGGGGCCGGTGGCGTCGCGGGCGCGGATGCGGGAGAGCATGTCCTCGGTGCCGGCGGAGACGTCACGGGCCGTGATCTTCTGCAGCTCGACGTCGAGCGCGGCGACCTCGTCATAGAGCGTGGCGGAGGGGCCGACGTTGTCGATGACGACGGGGGCCGGCGCTTGGGCGCGGGACACGGCCGCAATGACCGGCGCCGCCCACGCGGTGCCGGGGCGGGCGTCGATGACCTCGACGACGGGGACACCGCCGACGTCGGCAGCGGCGACGATGGCCGTCGATTCCTGCGCCCACCCGACCGCGGCGGCGATGGCAACGCGCGCGCCGTCCGGGATCGCGTCATCGGTGAACAGCGCGGCCAGGGTGTCGTCGTCGAACAGTGCCGTGGCCGCGATGGTGGGCACGTTGCCGAAGCCGCGGGCGAACTCGGACGGGCTCATGGTCGCGGCGGCGGCATAGATCGTGTCGCGGGAGATCGTGAACCCGACCGCCGGGTGCGCGGCGATGACCGCCTCGATGTCGCTCGGGTCCACGTTGGGGCCAATGCCGTAGTCGATGATCGCCACGCCCGGTTTGCCCTCGCGGGCCTCGTCGACCTGCCGATGCCACCACGTCGACTCGGCGGTGCCCATCGTGGAGAGCATGATCGTTTGCGCATTCGAGCGGGTGGCCTGCGTCGGGATGACCGCCTGCATGAGCGCAGCGGCCTGCGGTTCGGTGTAGCTCCAGGGCTCGTCGATGACGTTGAGGTCGGACTGCTCGCCGTGGAGGTAGTCCTCGCTTGGCGGATGCGGCCGGACCTGGGAGCCGTTGGCCGCGATGGTCAGGCGTGTATCCCCGGCGCCGCGGTTGAGCCGGAACAGCGACGGCGACAGCGCCACGGCCGGGCGTCCGAGCTCATCGAGGAACCGCTCGCGCGCCGCTTGGCCGGTCTGGGCGGTGAACCAGCACTTGGCCGCCGGGGTGATCAAGGCACGGTGGAGCGTCATACCTAGCGAGATCGTGGACTTGCCGGACTGACGGGGCACGGTGATGACGACGGTGTGATGCCGAAACCGGCCGTCGTCGGTGAGCTCCAGGGCGACGTCGGCGGCGCGTCGCTGCCACGGCATGTACGGCTTGCCGAGCATGGCCGCGACCTGGGCGGCACGGCCGCCGAGCGTCTTAGACCCCGGAGTCCGCGGCGTGTGGAACCTCGGCGGCGGTGTCCTCGGGTTCGGCGAGTGCATGCAGCAGATCCTTGATGTCGTTGTCGGTGTCGGTCTGCCGGCTATCCGGCGTCATGCGGGCCTCGCGCAAAGCGGCCACCATCGGGTCGATCAGCTTCGCCGGGCCGTAGGGCTTGTTCTGCTTCTCCAGCATGTCGAGGGCCGTGGCACCGGCACGGAGCACCGTGGCCAGACCGTCGTCCATGTCGTCGAGCTGACCACGTTCGCGGCCGGCGGAGATGGCGCGGTCCATGGCTTCGGAGTGCCGGCCACGGACGACCATGTCCGGCTTCTGGACGGCGACGGCTTCAAACAGGTCGGTTTGCCCCTCCTTCGGGGCGCGGGGATCGGGGCGGGGCATGGTTCCTCCTGGTCAGTCGGGGTCGGCGGTACCGACCCCGCGGGCGGTGCGTGTTCGGAAAAAAGGAAGGAGATCGGAAGAG